ATGAAAATATGTGAAAATAACAATCATACTAATAATATTAAAAAAATATATTTAGAAGAAAAAGAAAACGGAATTGGAAGTCATTTGAAAGATGATTACCACTCCATGAGCGAATTGTATTTCAACAGATTAGTGCTGTTCTCAGTTATATGTGAGACATATAAAGAGAGCAGCTGGAAAAGCAAACAACATAGTGATGGTACTATGTTTGACGACTTTTTCATTGTAGGTGTTTCAACACCTCAAGGCGATTATGCCTATCATTATCAAATGAAATACTGGGACTTATTTAATGTCAAAGAGATTGAATATGCTCCTAATTATGACGGACACCAATCAAGTGACATTGGCAGATTGTTTAGCTTGATTGCTAAATAATATTTTAATGAAACATGGGAGTAGGTGGTGGAAAATGGTTGAAAATTTGCAGAACATTTTCCTTGAAACATTACATGATTTAAGTCTCTCAATAGCTTATCTCGGAAATAGTTGCCTTCTGCTTTATGAAATTAAAATACTTGCTGACAAGTGCAAAATAAGTGAATCAGAAGTGTTTAAAACACTTGAAACAGCAAAAAAAGAAAAATGGATACTGAAAAAATAGGAGGAATAATGCAATACAGAGAAATAAGCTATTCAAGTGAAGTAGAGTGGCTAAACTTAAGAAAAAAGGGAATAGGGGGAAGTGATGCAAGTGTAATTTTTGGTAAAAATCCTTGGAAAACTTCCCGGAAGCTTTGGAGAGAAAAAACAGGACTGGAAGAATCTGAAGACCTTTCCGAAAAAGAAGCAATCATAAAAGGAAATATGATGGAAGAACCTTTACTCAATATTTTAAGAGCTAGGCATCCTGACTGGAAAATTAAAAAGCCAAATGTAACTTATAAAAGTAATGAATACCCTTTTATGTTAGCTAATCTTGATGGAATTGCCGATACTGAGAATGATGTTATTGGCATAGAAATCAAGACAGCAACAGTAAGAGGGTTAGGGATATGGAAAGAGGATATACCAATATACTACTACTTGCAAATCTTACATTATATGATTGTCACTGGAATAAGAAAATTTGTACTGTTTGCATATATTGAAAATTTTGAAAATACGTTGTTAAAAGAATATGTCATTGAATATGATAGTGACGATGCACAAGCATTAATTGAAAAAGAAAAAATATTTTGGGAATGTGTTGAAACTAAAACACAACCTGAAATTGAATATACATTAGAATTTTAAGGAGGAAAAATGAATGAATTAACTATTGTCAGTAAAGTTGAAACACCATTAAAAATACAATGGAATGAGGAAGATTTTAATAAGTTTGTTTCATATGTTGACGAAAAAACAAGAAATCTAGTTGTTACAAAAGAAAATGCTTCTGAAATGAAAACATTAGGAGCGAATATAAACAAGATAATAAAATCCATAGGATCAGCTAGAAAAGAAACTATAAAAGAAGCAAAAAAACCTCTTGAAAGCTTTGAAAACTCAACAAAAGCAGCTGAAAAATTGCTTGAAACTAATTACAGAAACATAAAAAATGAACTGGATAGATTTGATGAAGAAACAAAAGAAAAAAACTTCAAACTTTCTGAAGCTAAAAAAATGGAACTGTTCGCAATTATGAATGTTCCTGAAGAATTGTTTGAGTTTATAAAAACTCCTGAAATGAAAGGAGATTTATCAAATAGTAGTTTTACTTTGGATAAAGCTGAAAAAGTAATAAGAGTAAATATTGAATCTGAACTTGAAAGATATAATTTTATAAAGTCAGAGCTTGAAAAAGGAAATAAAGAAGTTTCATATAAGATTGAATTTGAAGACATTAAACAATACTATACGGAACCACTTCACATTCTATCTGAAAAATTAAGACTTAAATTTCATCAACTCAAAAAACAGGAAGAAGCGATGAAAGAGGAAGTAAAAAAAGAAATGACTAAAAACAGTCACATTTCCTCTACAGCGGAAGAAAAAGAAGTCAGTCAAGCAAATATACCCTCAACTGAAAAAATTACCGAGAATGAGAAGTACTTTGATACTACAATAAGATTTGAGAATGCTCCACTTTCATTTTTGAAAGAATTGAAAGCATTATCAGATAAATATGAAATAAAATATCAATTATTAGAAAATATAGAATTATAGGAGGAAATAAAATGGGAAGATTAGCAAATGAAGAAAGCAAAAAAAAAAATAAATTAATGGTTTTTACAGTAGGAAATGAAGAAATAAAACTTAGTCCCGCAATAGTTAAAAATTATCTTGTAAATGGACAATCTGATAAACTTACAGAACAGGAAATAGTTTATTTTATGCATCTATGTAAGGCAAGAAAGTTAAATCCTTTTACTAAGGAAGTATATTTAATAAAATACGGAAATCAACCTGCCACAATGGTTGTATCAAGAGACGCTCTTGAAAAAAGAGCAATAAAACATAAAGAGTACAACGGAAAAAAGGTAGGTATATATGTTCTTAGAAAATCAGACGGAGAACTCATTAAAAGAGATAGTACAATCTATTTAAAGGATAAAGAGGAACTTATAGGAGCTTGGTGTACAGTATACAGAAAAGACTGGGAAAATCCAGTTACAGTTGAAGTTAATCTTGATGAATATATACAAACTAAAAGTGATGGAACTCCTAATACTAACTGGTCAAACAGACCAATAACAATGATAACTAAAGTAGCAAAGGCTCAAGCATTAAGAGAAGCATTTATCGAAGAACTTGAAGGAATGTATGAAGCTGAAGAAAGCGGAATTGATTTGGCAAATATTTCAGATGTTCCTCAGGAACAGCCAAAAAATGTAGAGGTAGAAGATGCCGAAGTAGTAGAAGAGGAAGAAGATTTGGAAAAATCATTATTTGGAAAAAACAATGAAGGAAATCCGTTTGAGAAGGTGGAAGAATAATGAGTAGAGAAATAAAGTTCAGAGTATGGGATATTACAAACCAAATGTGGTTAAAACGCTTTAATGCTAATCTACTGAATATAGGTGACTTGTCAAATGTAGAAATAAATCAATATACAGGACTAAAAGACAGCGAAGGCTATGAAATTTTCGAAGATGACATTGTCTGGAATGAATGGGACGAAGAATATCAAGTCGTTATATACGACGAGGGAGAATATAAATTGATGGGCGAAAGTCATATACAAAATTTATATGATGAATTAGATTATATTGATATACGTGGAAATGTATATGAGAATTTTGAATTAGTAGGAGGGTGGTATAATGAGGAATAAAATGGAATCAATAACAGAAAAATTAATAAATTTAGGCTTTAGTGAAAATGAAAAAAGTTTTGAAAAATATGTACAAAAACTAGGTGATCGTTTCGGATATTCTATAATATATGATAAAGAACAGGAAGCTTTCTTATTCATAAAATACACAGGAAACTTAAAGATTATAGATGAAGAAGAAATACTGTCAAATCACAACAATTTAAATTCAGGGATAAAAGAAGAATGGTTGAGAATTAAAAAAGAATTGGAAAGTTTTAAAATAAAATTCTATTCCTTTGATTAAGGAGGTAAAAAAATGGCTAGAAAATTTATAAATGAAAAAGGATTTACAGTCTATGAAATGACTGGAGCTGAAACTATGGAATTTGGCGGATATGGTATATGTGATTACTGCAATGAAGGAGCTGCAAAAGGCTACCTCATACCAGTTCTCAACCATTACTACTGCGAAGAATGTTATAACAATTGGCTGGAAAGAGCAGAATATTACGAAGAAGATAGATGGTTTGAAGAAGGAAAAATTGAATACTATGACAGTATCTTATTTTAAAACAGAAAGCAAAAAGATAATTGAAACTGGAGGATAAAATGAAATCAGTACTAAGTGTTAAAGAAGCAAGTACATTTCTTCAGATGGATGAAAAAACTTTAAAAAGTGGTCTAAGAAGTGGAACTTTGAAAATAGGAAGTGCAATAATTACAAAAATTACAAATAATAAACCAAGGTATAAGTATCATATACCTCTTAAAAAAGCTGAAGAATATATGGGAATTAGTTATAATGAATTTTTAAACAGGGAGCAATAGTATGAAAATGAGAAATCCTAATGGATATGGTTCTGTGATAAAACTTGGCGGCAAAAGAAGAAAACCTTTTGCCGTTAGAGTTACTACCGGCTGGGATAATAACGGGAAACAGATTTATAAATATTTAGGAACTTTTGCTACTAAGAAAGAGGCAGAACATCATTTAGTTCATTATAATGAGAATCCATATAATATAGAAATTCAGAGTATTACTTTTTTAGAAGTATATGAAAAATGGAAAAATGAAAAATTTGAAACAGTAGGGCATTCAGCACAGTTAGGATACATTGCAGCTTTTAAGAAGTCCGAGCCTTTACATTCTATAAAATTCGTAGATTTAAAGGCTTCACATTTACAGGAAATAGTTTTAAGTCCTGATGTCAAATACGGAACAAAAAGAAAGATAAAAGTTTTATTTAATCAGCTGTATAACTATGCTATGAAAAATGACATTGTCTCAAAAGACTACAGTAAATATATAGATATTGGGAAAAATACTGAAGAAAATGACAGAAGACCTTTTACATCTGAAGAGATTGAAAGATTATGGGAATTAGTAAAAGAGCATGAGTGGATAGACACAATTTTAATTATGATTTACACAGGATTCCGAATAGGAGAGTTACTGGAAATTAAAAACAGCGATGTTGATTTAGAAAACAGAATTGTTAAAGGTGGTCTGAAAACTGAAGCAGGAAAGGACAGAATAGTTCCTATTCATTCTAAGATAATAGATTTTATCAAAGAAAGAATGAATCCTGAAAATGAATATCTTATAGTAAATTCCAAGGGCGAACAGATGAAGTATAACAACTATTACAGAGAAAAATTTGAGCCTTTAATGGAACAGCTGGGAATGAAACATAAGCCACATGATACACGTCATACTTTCGCAACTCTTTTAAGTAATGCGGAAGCAAATAAGACTTCAATTAAAAAATTAATTGGTCATAACAGCTATACCACAACTGAAAAATTTTATACTCATAAGGATATCGAAGAGTTAAGAAAAGCGGTGGAAAAGATATAG